CTCTCCTGCCAAGTACGATCACAGCCAATACTGTGTCGCTGTTAAGGGTATATCTCCACGCACACGATCGTTCAGATACTTACGCCTGTAGCGGGTGAGGCCACTAAGCATGTCGGCGTCAAGATCATCCTGACCGGTACCCTCGCAGTATGTGTTCACATCGAGGTTAGCACATCCACAATGAATATTACGCATCTGCGGGTCCAATAGACATGACGCAATCTGCCAGCCAGCCCTGTAGGTCGCCGCGTAGCTCAGGATGAGCATGCGGACTTCCCTCCTCCTCTTTTGGTACTCCTTCGAATATCGACGGAACCTCTCGGGGTAGACCATTCTAGCGATAATCGCATCCTGGTCTAAGCTAGGCAGTCCATTGAACCAATCACGCCCTAGGTAATGCACCGCTTCGTCATAATGGTAGATCGCAGACTTTTCCTTACCATGCAGCTTGACATGGAAGGTACGATTTGCGAAATCAGCAATATCATCCAAATCCACCTGGCGGTTGGACCAGAAGAGAAGGTCATCTCCGAGGACAAAGATGTCCTTCTTACTGACGTGCAGCGAGAAGTGATTCGCTATAGCACCACCAATAATAACGTTCACGATAGAGTCCACCATCTGAGTGAAGTATGATCCACTCGGCACTCCGTGGTCTTTACCGATATAGATGTTCCCATCAGGCATGACAATCGTGGTGTGTATAAAATACTTTTCAATCAGATCAAAGATCTTCTTGACCGTGACACCACTCACGGGTTCCACTTCATCCAAATCGTACCATGTACGTAGGATGCTGAACGCTTTGTGGATAAGCGCGGCACTAATAGTGGCGTCGAACTGACTCATATCAAGTGAGTATGCCCACTCTTTATGGTAGCTCGAAACGACCATTTTCGTACCCAGCGCCATCGATGACATTGCAAAAGCCATCGGTGTGCTGCCACCCTTGAACTGCCGAATAAGCGGATAGGCCACCAGTCCCTCGACCGCAGTCATGGAGTATGGATAACCCCAGATAAGACGAGTCTTATCATTGAACTGCGTGCGTGCAAATGCCAAACAAGGTTCAGGTTGCTTCTCCCTACTCAGAGTCTGCAAGCCACGCTCCAACGCTCGCGTCTGACTTTCCTGCTTCGTGCAACCATAGTTTGTTAAACCAGGCGAACCAGTAGGATTCGATGTAATACGTATGATCGTATCCGGTGTCATCGGCAAAACGTGCAAGACCTCAGTATTCTTTGGCCTCGCAAAACAGGCACGCGCTAGAGCGACTCCCGCATAGTAATCTTGACTAGGCTCCGGTGCCGGGATAGTTTTGGGCGCGTACCCTGCCAACGATGCATACAGCTTCTCAGGTCTATAAACCGAGCGGGGTGTCTCGTCGAACGAGAAGCCCTGTTGTCTCAGCATGTCGGCAACATTGTCATCGTACACAACCTTCTCATTGGGTTTGCTCATACGCTTGCAATACTCTTTGAGTTGGTTGGAACGATATGGTCTGACAATGAATTCAGTCTGACTCATGGGATTATTGTCCACAGTCGTCTTCCCCTTTCCCTGCTTTCGCAGAATGTAGGTGCTCGCCTTGCGTAAGCGAGGGCCCTCCCCCCCTTTGTCTTTACATCTCTCAGGCTCACGATGGGTGTAGAGCTGCCTCACGGTGCTCTTTTTAGTGCTTTTCCTTGCACTGCA